GGTAACGACACTACGCGAATCAAGGGAGTCGTCTCATGACGGACTTTTCCATTCTCTCAATCGACGAACACAACAAACACATCCTGATCGACTGGGGGTACATCACCCTCAATCACGAAATCCCGCTGCACATCTTGGAGAACCCGGAGCTGCCCGAAGAGGACATGCTTCGACACATCTCCTACATGCGTCCGCCGGTTCCCGAGCAAGTGGACGTTCCAGAAAAGCTAAAAGGCCTCGTCAAGAAGACACCTCTCAATATGGAGAGCGAAGCCATGCGAGTACGCGCTCAACGGGACATGCTGTTGACCCAATGCGACTGGACTCAGCTCGACGACGCGCCGGTAGACCGTTCTGCGTGGGCCACCTATCGGCAGCAGCTGCGTGAAGTACCACAACAAGAGGGCTTCCCCTTGGCGGTTGTCTGGCCGAAACGTCCGCAGGGTTAAGGGGAACAGATGCACGACAAACATGAGCGTGAACCGTCCTCCGTTGCCTACCTCCTCGGGCAGCTGACCGCAAAGGTCGATCTTCTCCTCTCCAACCAACAATCCTACGACAAACGCCACGACGAGCTGGAAAAGCGTGTCTCCATCTTGGAGAAGGACAAGGCCAAGATCCTTGGCGCAGTCCTGGTCGTCTCCACCGTCATCGGGTTCGTCGCCAACTACTTCCTCTGACACATGCAAGACCTCCGTTCCCTCCTCAGACACCATGAGGGGGTCCGGTCGAAGCCCTACCTCTGCACTGCAGGTAAAACCACCATCGGCGTAGGCCGCAACCTCGATGACCTCGGTCTGTCCCCGGACGAGATCGATTACCTCTTCGAGAACGACCTGCGCCGTGTGGAGCTGGAGCTTCACCGAGCCTTCCCGTGGGCAAAGACCCTCGACTCTGTCCGCTACGCAGTCATGGTGGACATGCTCTTCAACCTCGGCCTTCGCCGCCTCCAGAACTTCCGCAAGTTCCTCGCCGCAATGGAGAGGAAGGACTGGAAGACCGCCTCCATCGAGATGATGGACTCCCTGTGGGCCAAGCAGGTGAAGCGCCGCGCCACCCGACTACGGGACATGGTTCTCACCGGCCAATGGCCCAAGGACTGACATGGCAAAACGCAAACGCGACTACGCCAAGGAATACCGCGAATACCACTCCAAACCAGAGCAGATAAAGAGACGAGCGTCTCGTAACGCAGCCCGCCGGCTGATGATCCAGAAGGGCAAAGCCCGCAAAGGCGACGGCAAAGACGTCGACCACAAGAACCGCAACCCCCTCGATAACTCCCGAGCCAACCTTCGGATCGTCTCCAAGAAGACGAACCGGGGATGGCGTCGCAATGAAAAAGGAAAGTCCTGATGTTCCTGAAACTCCTCCTGAAAGTCCTCACCACTGAGGCCGCAAAGCAACTGGTTGTGTATGCGGCTACCGAGCTGGCCAAACGCACCGACAACGACATCGACGACACCGCTGTACGCCTCATCGCCAAGACCCTCGGCGTTGCCGCCCCGGCAGTGGAGGTGACCCGTGGCTAAGCGCAAGACCGTCGATACCGGCCTGACCGATCTGCAGAAGCGCGAGGAAGAGCTGAAGGCCGCTGGTCTCGAATACGAGGTCTTCGAGTACCCGCATGGCTACCTCGACCTCCTGTACCGCGATGCTGATGGCAACCGCGTGAAGCAGGAGTACCGCCCGGATGGCCGGGAGATTCTCCGTGACAACTATGGTGTAGAGGTCCAATGAGCGACACCCTGAAGGATGTCCTTGACCTGCTCCATTCGGAACTGGCCCGCTCGCTCCTGAAGCGGGTCCAGTCCGGTGAGGCCTCGGCCAGCGATCTGAACGTGGCCCGTCAGTTCCTCAAGGACAACAACATCGATTCATCGGCTAAGCACGACCCTCATCTGGCCGCTCTGGCCGCCGCAGCAAGCCATCTGGACGAAGATGACGTCCAGGCAGGCCCACTCCATTGACCCCCGCTTGAGACGCCTCTGAGGCCCTCTCCGGGGCGTCTGGAGTCCCGCCTTAATGACCCCGCAAGAGCTTGATCGAAAGATCAGGAGCAGCTTCGGCTTCTTCCTGGTCATCATCTGGAAACACCTCAACCTCCCCAATCCGACCTGGATTCAGAAAGACATTGGCGACTACCTGCAATACGGCCCGACGCGCCTCATCATCATGGCGTTCCGTGGGGTAGGGAAGAGCTTCGTTACCTCTGCCTTCGTCCTCTGGCTCCTGTACTCCAACCCTCAACTCAAGATCATGGTGGTGTCCGCTTCCAAGGAGCGGGCTGATTCCTTCTCGACGTTCACCAGACGTCTCATCGACGAAGTGCCCATCCTGCACTTCCTCAAGCCCAAGCCCGAGCAGCGCGACTCGAAGATAGCCTTCGACGTTGGCCCTGCCACGGCAGACCACAGCCCCTCGGTGAAATCCGTGGGCATCACTGGCCAGATTACCGGTAGCCGCGCTGACGTCATCATTGCCGACGACGTGGAGGTGCTGAACAACTCAGCCACCCAAGGAGCCCGCGACAAGCTCGGTGAGCTGGTCAAGGAGTTCGACGCGGTACTCAAGCCGCTGCCTACCTCCCGAATCATCTACCTCGGTACGCCGCAGTGTGAGATGTCCCTGTACAACACCCTCTGCGAACGTGGCTACAAACGCCGCATCTGGCCAGCCAGGTTCCTCGACGAAACAGGGATGGCGAAGTACAAGGGCGACCTCGCTCCGTGCATCACCGACGCCTTCTTCAAAGACCCCTCACTGGTGGGGCAGACCACGGAGCCTCTGCGCTTCTGTGATGAAGACCTGGACCGACGTCTTCTCTCCTACGGCAAGGCAGGCTTTGCCCTGCAGTTCATGCTCGATACGAGCCTCTCGGACGCCGACAAGTACCCGCTGAAGCTCAGCGACCTCATGGTGATGTCCATCGACCACCGGAAGGCCCCCATCGACTTCACTTGGGCCTCTGGCAGCAAGCAAGTCCTGGATCTTCCCACGGTTGGTCTACAGGGCGACCGCTACCACCAGCCCCTCTGGATGGCCGACCAGACAGCCGAGTTCCAAGGCTCGGTCATGTTCATCGACCCCTCTGGTCGCGGTAAGGACGAAACAGCGTTTGCAGTGGTGAAGTTCCTCCACGGCTTCCTGTTCCTTGTTGCCCTCGGCGGCTTCCGCGATGGCTACACCCCGGAGACCATGAAGGCACTGGCAAGAACCGCCAAGGCCCACTCGGTCAACTTCATCCGGGTCGAGAGCAACTTCGGTGACGGTATGTTCACTGAGCTGCTGAAGCCTCACCTCCAGCGCATCTACCCGTGCGCCATCGAGGAGGAACGATCGGTAGGCCAGAAGGAGCTACGCATCATCGACACCCTGGAGCCGGTGATGATGCAACACCGCCTCATCGTGGACCCTCGGGTCATCGAAGAGGACTACCGGCAGTGCGAGCAAGACCTCAAGTACTCTGCCTTCTACCAGCTCACCCGCATCACCCGAGACCGTGGCGCATTGGCCCACGACGACCGTCTGGAAGCCATTTCCGGGGCCGTTGCGTATTGGGTGGAGCAAATGGCTAGGGACGGTAAGATCGAGGCTGAAAAACACCGGGAAGAGCTGCTGCAGCGCGAGCTGGAGGGCTTCGTCCACGGCATCATCGGCTTCCCCTCGGTCGACGACGACATGGGGTGGCTGAGCCTATAAAGACCGGCTGCCAAGGATGGCGGCACTTTGCTATATTCCCGGCTCAATCAAGGAGGAGACGTTCCATGGGCGGTATCAGTATCTGGCAGCTACTCATCATCGTTGCTTTTATTGGTGGGTATCTATTTCCTATCGTTCACGTCTTGGTATCGAAGCGTTCCTATGGGGGAGCCAAGTTTGGCTGGCTCATAGCTGTGGTTATGTTTTCGCTCCTCGCCTACTGCGTCTTCCTGATCGTGACCCAACCTAAAAAGACCGCCGGTGCTATTCAATGAACGTCGCGCAGAAGATTCTCGTTGAGAAGGCTATCGGCTGGATTGGTGTGCTGTGTGTCGGCGGGTTCGTTCTGATTGTGGCGTGCGTATTGCTCTCTGCACTCATTCACGGTATTCAAGAAGCCGCTTGGCTCCTAGAGGAATACTTCGCTGATGAAGAAGCCGTACTTACCTACGGACTGGTTGCGCTAGCTGGGGTCTGCTTCTGGTCGCGTGCCTACCTACGAGCTGGCCGGCTGGGCTCCTGATTTACCCCCAGTACTAGGGAAGGGGGGAAGAAAAGAAAAAGGAAAGACACCCATAAGATACCTCTAAGAGCCCGCCCCGGCATCGCTCCTGACATCGCACTGTGCTGACGCACAGACCTCAGCCAGGAGCAGTGGTGTGGGTGTTTTCCCTTTCTCTCTTTTTGGTCATGGTCTCTCCTCACTTACCCCTGCAGGTTCTCCTGTGGGGGTTTTTTTGCTACCTTGAAGACAACACACAGTTGTCCGCTCAAGAGGTAGTCGTTGCAGTGTCTGACCTAAGCCTTTCCTCACTCATGATTGCCCTCAACTCCTTGGGAGAGAGGTACGCCAAGAGGCCCTCACTCACCGAGCTTGTGCTGCTGACCATCATTGCTGAGAATCCCGGCATCACCCAAACGGACATCCGGGAGAGGTTCAATACGGGCCTCTCAAGGCAGGCCATGGCGACGTACATCGGACGTCTTCGAGACGACTATGACGACCCACTGGTGACTGATCTGGATGACCCTGCAGGAGGTCGGAAGAAGTTCATGGCGGTGACCAAGGCAGGGAAGGGGCTGTACGAGGAGTTGATGGCGAGCTTGCAGAAACAGTAAGGGAAGTAGTGGTGCCGTAGCTGGGCCAACTGGTGGCTCATCAGCAGCTCGAAAGGGAATTGAAGTATGAAAAGAAAAAATATCACAGAGTATGCTCTGGGCTACATGAATAGTTATACCGCGATGGTTACGGCTTATGAGCTTATGTCTGGATGGAAGCCCGTCGAGGGACAGGAGGAGCTAGATAGATGCCACATCTATATAATTGCAACCCGGCCGAGTGCATACTTCATAGCAGATAGCCTGAAACATGATGGAAAGGTGTTGTCTGGTCAAATTGGGTACAAAATATCTGGCGTAGAAACCCGCGTTGATTTTGCCGATTTTCCATTTAAGTTTTTGGATGATGCGGTTGAGTTTCGATGCGAATATCCGTTCCGCATGATCTGGGCATATAATTCCGCTGGGGAGCAAATCCACTACCTACCAGCCACGCACTTCGCTACGATGTTAGGCGCGTATAATTATGACGGAGTGTTGAACCGATTCGAGGTGCTTTATGTTGGACAGGCTTTAGGCCAAGGCAATCGTTCAGCTCAACAACGTCTGACAAGCCACTCGACATTTCAGAAAATTCTTGCACTCTCAGCGCACGATTACCCAGACGCCGAGTTAGTCGTGTTCATGTTCCAATTCGATCATGAACAAGTGATTTCTTCGATGGATGGACGAGCTGTCGGTGCGATAACTGACGACTCAAACGAACAGCGTTTGATGAATGCCATAAGAAATCCGCCTGATAAAAAACAGAAGATAGCAATGGTTGAGGCCGGCTTAATTCGCTATTTCCAGCCTCGCTACAACGAGATATTCAAAATCAAATTCCCGTCCCAGAAGCATAAGACCCTGCTGTCTTGTAGGGCGCTGGATGTGTCCGCACTCGTCGTTGAGCTTGATACCTCTGACCTCCGGTTTACCTTGTGGTCACCTTCCGTAAAGCCTAATGAACATCATGCAGCTCGATACGATCTGGTGAACTTACAAAACCGCATGTCATTCTTCAATCTGACGGGTATGGTTGAATATCCCGATGTAATCAAAATGGAGAAGTGACGACCCTCCGGCGCGAATCGATAGCCAATCTTTTTTGTCTGAAAAATCTGAGCGGTCTTTTGTAATGGCCGCGAGCCGAGTGTCCCCCCGTGGGGGGCCTGCCAGGGCTCTTTCCCGGCACCCTGACGGCTTCATCCACACCAAAAGCCACACCAGACGACGCTAAGTTATTGATTTACAAGGCCTTTAAACGGATATGCGATCCGTTGGGCATCGTTCCGGTAGGCTGCAAGGGCACTGCAAGACACAACATCTAGGGCCTGCCATGGCCTGCCGCCACTACATATAGGGATGCACTTTGCTCCCCTGTAGTTTTCTTTTCGGCCTCCTTTCGCCTCCCGCCAGGATTGCCACGCACAAGCCCCGCAAGCGCACCACAAGCCACGCAAAGACCATCGCCCTTGCTTCCCTATTGGTTCGCCTTGCCGCGTCTCCTATCGCCTCCTATGCACTCACAAGCGGGACTATCATCACCCTGTTGACATGCTCAGCCGATTGCGTAGAATTCGCAGCCATACCGGCACGGATCGCCGGATCTGAAAGCCTCGGAAACGGGACTGACGACAAGGGGTTGACAAGGTCACCCGACGGGCTCTAGGATATGCCCAACGCTGCAGAAAACGCGGCACGCAAGGCAAGTCGACAACGTCGAACGCCACGCTAGAAGTGAAGGCTAGGGGCCTTCGTAACCCGGACAACGGCACACGGGGCTTCTACCGGATCGCAGGAAGCGACGCGGCAATGACAACGACAGGTTGACATGCGAGGCGGAAAGCGTAGAATGCGCAGCCAACGAAGGACGCAAAACCCGGCACGGATGCCGACAGCTTCACCCGCTCTTTAACAATTCGGATATGACGCATGGCAAGCAGTGGGCTTAACAGAGCGTCTTGGTGACTTCTCCAGGACGCTCGATTAAGTCAACTGGAGGAGTGTGCCTCAGTGAAACTCTATCTCGCTTACGTCGCAGCCATCGGACTCGGTGCCCATCAGCTTCTGCAGGTGGCAACGGCTTCGCTTGGCCTGTAATTCCCACAACCGGGACTGACAACAAACATTCGTAGGAGGTGCCGTCATGGCCAAAGCTACTGGTTTCATCATCTATGAAGGTCCGTCTGTACTCGACGGAGAGCCCATTGTTGTAATCGCTACCATGCACAGCGACAACGTAAAGACCGGCGACATGGTCCAGACCTGGATCATGCGTTCGGACGTCGAGCCACACACTGCAAGCAAGCTCATGCTAGATGGCTCGGTGTGTGGCGGGTGCCCACATCGCCAGTCCCTCGGCGGTGCCTGCTATGTCACCTTGCATCAAGGCCCGCTGTCCGTGTTCCGTGCCTACAAGCGCGGCAACTACAGCCGTGACTGGGACGCTGCTGCCTTCGCTGGTCGCATGGTTCGCCTCGGTGCCTATGGTGACCCTGCAGCCGTACCTTTCGACGTCTGGCAGTTCGTCCTGAGCCAAGCCAAAGGCTGGACCGGGTACACCCATCAGCTCGCCCATCGCAAGTTCGATTCCCGCCTGCTGCGCTGGGTCATGGTGAGTGCCGACACTCCCAAGCAAGCCAGTGGCAGCCACCGCTTCGGACGCCGCACCTTCCGAGTGAAGACCGAGGGTGCCCCGTTGCTGCCCGGTGAGATTGAGTGCCCGAGCGCCAAAGGTGTCAGCTGTGCCGACTGTGGCCTGTGCAACGGTGCCCACAACGAAGGCCCAAGCATCGCCATCGATGTGCATGGTGCCCGTGCCTCGAAGTACACCGCGAAGTACGCCAAGGTAAACCTGATTCCCGCCCTCAGTCTGTCCTAATAGTCCCGCTTCCGGGATGTTCGCTGATCCGAAGGCATCCAGACGGGTGCCTTCCAGTGAGCGAATAACCAACCAAGGAGAGTGCCGCTATGGCCCAGCAACAAACAACCGACACCCGCCAGTCCATGCTCGACACCATGACCGAGGCCGCTGCTGTCTGGCGTGCCCTTCCAGGTCAGTCCGCCCATCTTTTCGTGGGTGTCGACCCTGATGGCCGTGTCCTGTGGGAAATCCGGGGTGGCTTCATGGGTGCGCAGATCAATCCGCACAGTGCCCGCCCGATGGTCATGGATGGTCCAGGTGCCCAGGCCCTTATCGACAGTGCCTGTCTGTACCTGGCTGCGCATCCCGCCCTGGTGCAGAAGTTCGAGAACCTTGTGCCCATGACCTTGGGTGACTACTGCGAGGCCCACGCCATTGAGTGCGAGCGTGTGGCCGATCTGATCCGCGAGCAGTTGGAGGCTAAGTGATGGACGCCTTCAAGCGTGACCTGCAACGCCAGACCCGGCGCGCCTATCACCAAGCTCGCCAGCAACGTGCCGCCAAGCGCTACCAGGATGGCGACTTCGATGACATGGGCCGCGAGGCAGTGGCCAGGGCCTATCACCGTCGCCGTCGCAGCGGCCTCGGCTGGGTTCTATAGGAGCGCGATATTGTTGACCCAAGCTATTGAAAAACAGGGCTATGTAAGGTCTGTACAGAGCCCTTACAAGCTGGCTGATCTGCCACAGCAAGGCCCCTTGATTTCCGTATTGGCAGCGGCAAAATGCTGGCACGTCCGGGGGATACGAACCGGTCTGACAAGAATCCGGCGTGGCCTCTGGCGAATCGACCCACGAATTCCGTCCAACGAGGCAGTTCATGGACAAAGCCACACTAGCGCAGTACCTGGAGCGTGAAACACAACGATACCTGCAAGGAGGCGGGGAGGTGATTCGCTACGCGAGTCCGCAGAACCCGACCAAGATCAAGCTCGGTGCCTACCGCCCGATCCACAACCTGAAGGAAGAGGCGTGGCGGGCTGAGCTTGATCGATTGAAGAACCCAGCAATAACAGCAACAAGGTAAAAAGGGGGAGTGCCGATATGGCCAACAACGTACTCGTCCAATCCGCTCGCCAACTGGTCAACATGGCCGGTGGCAGCTTCATGACTCTGGAGTTTCGCAAGGCAGACGGACGTATCCGCCGTCTCAACGGGCGCCTTGGCGTCTACCGGCACCTGAAGTCGCCATTCAGTGACCCTGACACCGCCGACACCGAGAACAAGGTGACTGTGTGGGAGGCCAACCGCGAAGGGAAGGCCAAGTATCGGTCGGTGCGACTGGATCGTATCGTGTCGCTCAAGCTGCGTGGTGTGGAGTTCAAGTTCCACCCGAGACCTTAGCCCAATCGCTGTGAACGCTAGGCATACTCCGTGAAAACTAGGCGGGCACATTGAGGTGCCCATGATACAGAAGCGAGTGGAAAGAGATGGAAGCAGTGAGTCTAGTGGATCAGTACCTGTGGAATGAGCAGACAGATATTGTCGAGGTACTGTGTCCAGAGGCGTTCGCGGTACATGAGGGAGATGTAGCGCTCTGGTACGAAGTGAAGGACGGCCTGGAGCGTTTCAAGGAAGGAGGAGCAGCAATCATCGAGTGGGGCTATTTTGCTTGGCTCGGATTGCCTCACAACCGGGACATTGAGGACTTCTTGGCTGAAATGCTTGGTTGATATTGTCCCGGATCAGGGATTGTGATTCCATCGGCGTACACGGCGTCAATTAACGCGAAAATATTTTTCGGCCTGTGTACGCCAACGAGAGAGGAAAGGAATGATGAGTATCACCGCCATGACCACACTCAAGCGGGTGCTTGACGCTGTCCGTGCCGAGGCACCTGAGTTGCCCACGCAACAGCTACACGCGCTGCTGGTCATCGGGCTAGACGAGGGACTGTCAGTGCAGGACGTGCAGAAGCGCACTGGCATGACCAACTCCAGCGGCTCCCGCAACGTGCGTGCTCTGATGGAATATGCGGGAGAAGGGCGGAAGGGTCTCCATTGGGTTGACTGGAAGCCGAACCCGCAGAACCTGCGAGAGAAGCTGCTGTACCTGAGCCCGAAGGGTAGGGAAGTGATGGACAAGATGATGAAGGTGATGGAGGGATGAGATGGCCACCCGCAAGCGCGGCAATAAGTGGCGGACGGAGTTCATAGTCGAGGGAGAGCGGTACGTCCGCTACTTCGAGGATGAAGGTGAAGGTAAGGCCTGGGAAGCATACGTCCGCCTCCAGGTAGCAAGAGGACAGCCCTTGCACGACGATGTGCTTGGCGCTGACAAACCGATGACCCTTGGCGAGGCCTTCAAGCACGCCTGTACAGCATGGGAGGGAACGAAGAACTCGAAGATGGCGGTGAAGAACGCCGAGGATGTGCTTGAGGTGCTGGGTAAAACCTTCCCGGTGGCCAAGGTCGGCAAGGTTGAGTTTGATTCTCTGGTCAAACACTTCCGCAAGCGGGAACTTACCGATTCCACCATCAATCGGAAGCTCGCGTCACTGAGCAAGATGATGACGCTGGCGGCTGAGCATGGGGAGCCGGTCAACTTCAAGATCAAGATCCTGAAGGAACCCGAGGGACGCCTCCGCTTCCTCACCCCGGCAGAAGAGCAGGCTGTGCTGCAGGACTTGGAGGAGAACGAGGGCGGTGTCTACGCCGACTTCGTGAGGGTAGGCATCGACACTGGTGGTCGCCTCTCCGAGCTGCTGGCGATGGAACCTCGGTGGCTCCGGTACGACTCATCCGGGCGGTTGCTTCTGACCTTTCCGGCGCGTGTCACCAAGAGCGCGAAGAGCCGCACCATTCCGGTCCCGATGCGGTCGGTCGACATCCTGGCCAAGCGATTGGACAACAAGCAGGTGTGGCCTGAGCATTGGAGCAAGTTCACCATCACCCACGCATGGGCACGCTCAAGGGCTCGTCTGCAGATTCACGACCCCGAGTTCGTCTTCCATGCCTGTAGGCATACCTGTGCCACCCGCCTGCTCCAGAAGACAGGCAACCTCGTCCTGGTGAGGGACTGGTTGGGTCACGCCGACATCCGTATCACAACCAGATACACCAAGGTCGTAAGCGACACCCTGCTGGCTGGAGCCGAGGCTCTCGACAGCTTTCACACCCCATCCACACCAACTTTTTCAGGTGTGGAATCTGGTGTGGATTTCGAGCCCGCTTGAGGGACTCACCATATTCTCTAGTGGAGGCAACCCATTGATTTCCTTGCGGTTTCGTTTTGGCATGTTCACGGACTAACGGTTCGCAAGCCATTGCAAATCCGTGTACGCCGGTTCGATTCCGACATCGGCCTCCATATTGAAGAGCCCCAAGCAATTCGTTGCTTGGGGCTTTTTCTTTTGCGTCCCAGAACGCGCGGCCACCGGTATTGCCAGTGAGTGGCGGCAAGCGATTCCGCCGCTGCTATCTATACTCCATGGGCGCCTCTCGCTCAGGAGAATAGCCATGCGACGCCTCTCAGCC